ACAGAGTTCTTAATGCTAAACAAACGACTAGGACAATTAGGTAATGGAAAACAAGCGTGGCTTAAACTGGAAAAGAATGGTCGTATACATGGCCGTGTTAATCACATGGGTGCTGTTACTTCTCGCTGCACTCATTCAGACCCGAACGTTGCACAAGTCCCAAGCACAGGTGCGGCTTTTGGAAAAGAGTGTCGAGAGTTGTTCCACGCTCCTAGTGGATACGTACTCCTTGGTGCTGATGCAAGCGGACTTGAGCTACGATGCTTGGCACACTATATGTGTAGATACGATGGAGGTAGATATGGCCAAGAGATTCTCGAAGGAGACATACACACCGCTAACCAACAAGCAGCAGGATTAGCTACTCGCCCCCAAGCTAAGACATTCATCTACGGATTTTTGTACGGAGCAGGGAACGAGAAGATAGGACAGATCATTGGTAAAGGTGCGAAGGAAGGAGGTCAGATTAAGAAACGTTTTCTGGCTAAGACTCCTGCGTTAAAGAAACTAACAGAAGCTCTCAACAATAGATTAGACCAGCAGCATGGTGAGAAATTTATTAATGGATTGGATGGTAGACTTATTCCTATTCGTCACCCACACGCTGCCTTGAACACTTTACTCCAGTCAGCAGGAGCGATCATCTGTAAGAAGTGGTACGCAACTGTAGAAAATATGATAAGAAGTAAAGGCTACACTAACGAAGAAGTTACGATAGTGGCGTTCGTTCACGATGAGGTTCAAATCTTAGTTAAGAAAGGGCTTGAGGATGCGATTGGTGAAATCACTAAAGAAGCCATTAAAGAAACAGAACGTGCGTACAACTTCAAATGCCCTCTCGACTCGGAGTTCCAAGTCGGACGAAGTTGGGCAGACACTCACTGATGTTAATCGTCTTGGAGATTTGGCAGAGCATTATGCAATCACTTGGTTATGGGATGAAGGTTTTGAAGTGTTCCATAACTCAGGATGCACTGGTGCTGTTGACATCGTTGCTCTTAAAGACGGGGAGGTTTACTTGTTCGATGTTAAGATGAACAGCAGTGACAGAGCTAACAACTCTAAAGCACGTACCACATTACAAAAAGAATTAGGAGTTCAATACATATTGTTCAATCCTAAAACCCGTAAACTTCGTTTAGCAAAACATAAGGAATGATCATGGAAACAAGTACATTAAATTTAATCTTAGGTATGGGCTTCGGTTTTATCTCATTCGCTTTTGCCTTTAAGTGGATTATCGAAGCAATCATACAATACCGCATGGTTTCTGGTTCTACACCTATAGTGAGTATGACAGCCGAAGAGTTTGAAAAGATGATGATGGAGGAAGACGATGAAGAATACTAGAACATTATTAGTCGATGGGGACATCGTTGCTTACAAAGCAGCGACCATTGCCGAGACTCCTATTGATTGGGGTAACGGGTGTTGGACACTACACGCTCACGAGAAAGATGTCATAGGCTCTATGGAAGAGTTTATGAGTAAGATCATAGCTGAGTCAGGGTGTGATGAAGTTATCACCTGTCTCTCAGGAGACAACCTGTACCGCAAGGACGTAGCGCCTTACTATAAAGCTAACCGTAAGAATACTCGCAAGCCTATGCTACTCAAGTTTGCTAAGGACTACCTAGCCGAGAAGTACAATGGCAAAGTAGAAGACAAGCTAGAAGCTGATGACTTGTTAGGTATCTTAGGCAGCGCCGATCACAACACTGTTATCTGGTCGCTTGATAAAGACTTACTCACCATCCCTGCTTACCATTTAATTGATGGTAAAGTTGTAGAGGTAGATGAGGAAGAAGCTGATTACAATTTCTTATATCAAACGCTAGTTGGTGACTCGACAGATAACTACAAAGGTTGTCCAACAGTAGGCGATAAGAAAGCTAATGTTATTCTCGAACAGCAGGGTGCAACTTGGCAGACAGTAATTCATGCCTTCGGTGCACAGAAGCTAGGTGAAGAAGTAGCTATAGAGAACGCACGACTAGCACGTATCCTACGTGACGGTGAATATAACTTTGAAACAAAGGAAGTAAAATTATGGGCAGCATAAACGATGCGTCAGCAGCAGAGTGGGACTTGGCATACAAAAGTGTACACGCTAAGAAAGAACAGGATGCTGTAAACAAACCCGCACACTACAACGCAGGAGAGATAGAAACCATTGACTACATTGTCGATGTGTTAGGTAAGTATGAAGCTATCTCCTACTGCCATGGGAATTTAATAAAGTATACTGGCTCTCGCTTATGGGCAAAGGGTAACCCTATCCAAGATGCAGAGAAAGCTCAGTGGTATTTAAACAAAATGATTGAACTAATGAAACAAACTAAAGGAGTCAACTGGTGAACAACGCATCTTACGAATTTTTACAAGGCATGTTTGAAGGCTTTGATTACTATCAAGCCAAGTGCAATGACACAGCAATCTTCCCCGAAGATGTAGCCATTGAGTATCTCACTCTTGGGTTACTATCTGAGGTAGGTGAGGTGGCTGATAAAATTAAGAAAAAAATTAGGGACGGTGAACGCCCCAACCATAAGCAGGAAGTCAGTGATGAACTGGGCGATGTCTTTTGGTACTTAGCAATGCTTGTAGATCGTATGGGATTAAACCTGAGTGATGTAGCATTCGACAATCTAAATAAAACAATGAAACGTAAATACGAAAATAAATTAAAAGGCTCAGGAGATTATAGGTGACAGATGAAGTGAGAGAATGCAAAGCTTGTCATGGTTCAGGTTTAGAAGGTTACGATCCTGAAGGTGAAGGTTTGTATAAGGCTGCAAAGCCATGTCCAATTTGTATGGGAGAAGGAACAGATGGATAGTTATCAGCAGTACATTCACAAGTCACGCTATGCACGTTGGAGAGAAGACGATGGTAGACGAGAGACTTGGGCAGAAACCGTAAGACGTTACACAGACTTCTGGGTAGGGCGTGGTCAGATTGATTACGATACATCAGAGATGTTATACAAAGCGATACATAATTTAGAAGTAATGCCCTCCATGCGCTGCTTAATGACAGCAGGTGAAGCACTTGATCGTGACAACATGGCTGGGTTTAACTGCTCGTATGTAGCAGTAGATCATATCAGAGTGTTCGATGAAATCTTATACGTACTTATGTGTGGTACAGGTGTAGGCTTTTCAGTCGAACGTCAATCCGTAAATAAGTTGCCAGAAGTGGCGGAGGAATTTAATGAAACAGATACTACGATCATTGTTAAGGACAGTAAGATTGGCTGGGCTAAAGCTTTCCGTGAGTTGGTTAGCCTTTTGTATACGGGTCAAGTGCCTTCTTGGGATGTTACGAAGCTTCGTGCAAAAGGTGAAAGACTCAAAACCTTCGGCGGGCGGAGTTCTGGCGCTGCTCCTTTGGTCGCTTTGTTTGAATTCACTATTAATACTTTTCGTAACGCTGCTGGTCGTAAGCTAACGAGTATAGAATGCCATGATATTGTTTGTAAAATTGCAGAGATTGTTGTGGTGGGCGGTGTGCGTAGGTCTGCGCTTATTAGCTTGTCTAATCTTAGTGATGATCGGATGCGTCATGCTAAGTCGGGTAATTGGTGGGAGACTGATACACAACGTGCGCTCGCTAACAATAGTGCAGTTTATAATGAACGCCCTGACTTCGAGACGTTCTTAGAAGAGTGGACAGCATTGTACAAATCTAAAGCAGGTGAGCGTGGTATCTTCTCTCGCACAGCAGCGAAGAAGCAATCAGCTCGTCATGGTCGTAGAGATATTGAACATGACTTTGGTACTAACCCTTGCTCTGAGATTATTCTACGCTCGGCACAGGTTTGTAATTTATCAGAAATCGTTATTCGTAGTACCGATACATACGAAGATTTAAAACGTAAGGTTGAGATTGCTACTATCCTTGGAACACTTCAGGCATCTTTAACAGACTTCCGCTACGTGCGTAACATCTGGAAGAAGAACACAGCAGAGGAATGTTTACTTGGTGTTAGTATGACAGGCATCATGGATCACCCTGTTATGTCAGGACGACAGGACTCAGGTACATGGTTCGATCATCCTAACCTACCTATCTTACCTGAGATACTAGAGAAGCTTAAAGCAGTTGCCGTAGAGACAAACGAAAAATGGGCAAAAAATTTAGGCATCAATCAGTCAACAGCAATCACAGCAGTTAAACCGTCAGGTACAGTTAGTCAGTTAGTAGACAGCGCCTCTGGTATACACGCTAGGTTCTCTGACCAGTACATCCGTACAGTTCGGAGTGATGGTAAAGATCCTATCTCAGAGTTCCTCAAAGACGCTGGAGTGCCTTGGGAGAAGGACGTAATGAATGAAGATAACTACGTCTTCTCATTCCCTATCAAAGCTCCTGCTGGCTCTACGAGTGTTGACTCACTTAATGTACAAGAGCAGTTAGACTTGTGGGAAATCTACCAGAACCATTGGTGTGAGCATAAGCCAAGTGTAACTATCTACTACTCGGATGAAGAGTTCCTTGCAGCAGGTCAATGGTTATGGGATCGACTAGATAGTTGTTCAGGTATCAGCTTCTTGCCTCGTACAGATCATGTGTATCAGCAAGCGCCTTACACAGCTATTACAGAAGAAGCCTATGAAGAAGCCCTAGCTAAGATGCCTGAGAGTATCAACTGGGATGACTTAGGTAAGTTTGAGAAAGAAGACACGACTACAGGTACACAGGAACTAGCATGTGTAGCTGGACAGTGTGAAATATAGATATGCGGTAATGGTATTGGAGGTAGTAACCTGCCTCCATATCATCGCAAATGTCTGGTTACACCTTCCTTATAACCTCTTGATTTAATTACCTAGTTTCTAAACGTACCGTTAAGAGAAACAACTATGAATATGAAACCCATTATATCTAAAGAATTAGTGGATATGTTTAAGAAATTATATCCAAACCAACTGCCCCATAACCTTGGTGTCAAAGACGTACAAATAGCTTTTCTCCAAGGGCAACAATCCGTCATTCAAAAGCTAGAGAACATGCTGGAGGATGAACTAACCAATGAGAATTAAATATGTGCATGTCTAAACCCGATATTCCAAAACCACCACCTCCGCCGCCAGCACCTAACCAAGCTCCCGATGAGATTGAGGATGCTGTAGATTCTAATGCTGAGATGCGTAAGAAGAAACGTAAAGGTACAAAGCAATTACGTAGAGGTAGCTCTGGCGTACAGGCTGCTGAGTCAGCTTCAGGCACAGGTCTTACAATTAATAAATAGGATTACCCATGACTTACAACGAGAAAGGCGTAGCTCACGCCTACGAAAATATGGAAGCAGATCGTGATGTCTTTCTAACGAGGGCAAGGGCGGCTGCTGAACTAACCATACCAACCTTAATGCCTCGTGACGGTCATACTTCCTCTACCCAGTACGATACCCCATACCAAGCTGTAGGTGCTAGAGGTGTAAACAACCTCGCATCAAAGCTTCTAATGACACTCCTACCTCCTAACAGTCCGTTCTTTCGTTTAACGATAGATGACTTTGACTTAGTTGAGTTAGCAGGGGATGACGCTAGAGGTAAGGCTGAGGATGCTCTAGCTCGTATTGAGCGTTCAGCCGCACAGCTTGTAGAAGCTAAGGCTATCAGAGTGCCAGCTTTCGAGATGCTCAAGCAGCTTATCGTTAGCGGTAACGCACTTATACATATGCCTAAAGATGGTGGGATGAAAGTCTTTCGCTTAGATAGTTATTGCGTCAAGCGTGATACTATGGGCAACCTGCTCAAGATTATTGTCAAAGAGACAATCGCTTTTGAAGCTCTCCCTGACGTTGTTAAGGCAGCGTTAATCGAGAATGAGGAATACATCGCACAGCAAGATAAAAGAGAGTGTGAACTTTATACCTGCATTAAACGTGAAGGTAAGAAGTTTGTTGTACACCAAGAGGTACACGGTGAAGTAATACCTAAGTCTGAGGGTAGTTACCCAGCAGACAAGCTACCATGGTTAGCATTACGTTTCATCGCTATTGATGGTAACGATTACGGTCGCTCTTTCGTGGAAGAGATTATCGGTGATCTAAAATCTTTAGAAGCTTTGACTCGTGCTATCGTAGAAGGAAGTGCAGCTAGTGCTAAACTACTCTTCATGGTACGACCTAATGGTACAACTAAGATACGTAACATTGCTGACTCTACTAATGGCGCAATCATCTCAGGTGATGCCAATGATGTTAGCACACTCCAAGCAAATAAGTTTAATGACTTCCGAGTAGCACAAGAAACAATGCAAGTGATTACAGAACGCTTGTCTTTCTCTTTCCTACTTAACAGCTCAGTCCAGCGTAATGCTGAACGTGTAACGGCTGAGGAAGTACGATACATGGCACAAGAACTAGAGACTGCTTTAGGTGGTATCTACTCTGTCCTGTCTCAAGAATTCCAACTACCGCTTGTCAACCTCCTGCTTAACAAGATGCAGAAGTCAGGCAAGATGCCCAAGTTCCCTAAAGACACATTGAAGCCTCAGATCGTAACTGGTTTAGAAGCTCTTGGCCGAGGTCAGGATCTTAACAAACTATCAGCGTTCTTGCAGTACCTTCAACCTTTAGGTCAAGAGGTAATACAACAGAACCTTAACATTGATGACTACCTTGATCGCTTAGGCGCATCACTGGGTATTGATACACAAGGTCTTGTTAAGTCTCCTGAACAGAAAGCACAAGAACAGCAAGCAGCTCAAGAGCAGATGCAACAACAACAGATGATGCAGATGGCTGAAAAGGTTGCCCCTACTGCTGTGAAAGGTATGGTTGATGGCGCACAACAAGATATGGAGGAGTAATGGAGTATAACCCAGCATTAGGTGCAGGACTTGTACAACAGTTTTATGACAACCGTGATCAAGCGGCTTACGTTTCTAAGGCTGCCGCTAACCCTCATAAAGATTCTAATATAGATTGGTCTTATATAAAAGAGCAAGAAGGATTTGAAACAACTGGTTATGTTCCTAAGAACAACGATGGCTCTGCTATGGGACACTCTGGTGTCACTGTAGCGTCTGGGTTTGATCTAGGAAGTAGAACACCTGAGTCACTAAAAGGATTGCCTACAGCTATTATAACAAAACTAAAACCCTTCTTAGGTCTTAAAGGTGATACAGCTATCAACAAAGCTGCACAGTTACAGTTATCTAATGAAGAGGCTAACATAATAGATGAGTGGGCTAAGAAGGATACTGTTGAAGCTTTAGATAAAGCATGGGAGCAAGCAACAGGTTCTAGTTTCAAATTACTACCTAAGAATAAAGCTACTCCTATTGCTGACTTAGTTTTTAATCACGGGTTAGAAGCAACCAAGGGTTATAACTTTTGGAAGCAAGTCACCTCTGATGATTGGAAAGCTGCCGAGAAAAACTTGAGAAACTTTGGTGAGGCAAACGCATCACTACAAGCAAGAAGAACAAGAGCAGCAGATTATTTTAAAAAAGGTGAAATTTAAACTTTAAACTAAAGAGACTATTATGGATCAAATATCTACACACGAAGAAGTAGCTCCTGATGCAGAAGCACAGGCAGCACACGAAGCTGAGATGGTAAAGGTTGCTGAAGAGTTAGAGGTTAAGAATAACCCTGACGCTGAACAACGTCCTGACTGGCTACCAGAGAAATTTAAGTCTGCCGAACAGATGGCAGAGGCGTATGCTAACTTAGAATCAAAACTAGGTAGCAACGAGCAAGCGGAAGAAGCACCAACAGAACCTACTCCTGAACTGACTGAGCAAGCCGAGGCTGGTGATGTCCAACAAGCAGTAGAGAATGCAGGTGTTGATTTTAATTCGCTACAAAATGAATACAACGAACAAGGAGCAATCACTGAAGACTCTTACACTAAGTTAGAGGAAGCAGGATTCTCAAAAGATTTGGTTGATAGCTGGATTGCAGGGCAAGAAGCCTTAACCGCTAACTACCAAAAGGCTGTCTACGATGCTGTAGGTGGTCAAGAAGCTTACGGAGACTTAACGTCATGGGCAGCAGATAACCTCAGTGATGGGGAGATTGCAGCTTTTGATAAAGCCGTAACTTCAGGAGACGTTGATATGGTCAAGATGGCTGTGTCGGGATTACAAACAAAGTATCAAGCTGCCGAGGGTACAGATCCTACACTACTAAGTGAAGGGCAATCCAGTAACTCTACAGGTGGTGTGTTCAACTCATGGGCAGAAGTAACTGCCGCTATGAACGACACCCGATACGAAAGTGATGTCGCATATCGCCAAAAGATTTCTGCCAAGCTTGGTAGGAGTCAACTGTAACAAGTCTCTTTGCCCTCTTCGGAGGGTTTTTTAATTCTAAAAGTACGACAACACGCAATACTATTACCTTTGACCCTCCGAGGAGGATAATCTCAGAGAACGCATGAGTGTTAAGTGACTGAGTAGAATCTTAATCATTTAAACATTTAACTAAAAGGTAAAACATTATGTCTTATACTGCATCCCGATTGGGACAAAAAGCTGGCGGTGCTGATAATGCCAAGGAACTCTTTTTAAAGACGTTCACTGGTGAAGTATTAACAGCATTCAACACTAACAACATCGCAATGCCATTACACCGTGTACGCACAATCTCTCAAGGTTCTAGTGCACAGTTCCCATTAACAGGTATTGCTGCTACTGCAACTCTTCAAGCTGGTAACGAAGTATCTCCTAGTGCTATCGCTCACAGTGAGAAAGTTGTAACCATCAATGATCTTTTAACTTCTTCTGTTTTCATTGCGAAAATTGATGAAGCGATGAATCACTATGATGTTCGCTCAATCTACTCTACTGAGATTGGTACTGCTCTAGCTAAAGCTGCTGACGTATCTATCTTTGAAAAGATTGCTGCTGCAACTGATGACGATGATGAGTACGCTCAAGGCTCTGGCCAGAACAACGCTGACGTTGAGTTAGGTGGTACTGGTGCTGCAACAAATGGTCAAAACGTAGCTGATGGTATCTTCGCAGCTTTAGAAGCTCTTGATACTAAGAATGTTACTGGTGAGAAATCAGTAGTATTAGATGCTGAACATTACTACAAACTATTCACTGGTTCGGTTTCTAACCTTGCTGGTGTGATGAGTTCAGACTTCGGTTCTGGTGGTAACTTAAACTCTGGTACTGTTCCACAAATCGGTGGCGCTAAAGTATACATGTCTAACAACCTACCTTCAGGTTCTAAAGGCTTAGTATTTACTAAAGACGCTGCTGCAACAGTTAAGTTATTAGACTTAGGTGTTGAATCAGAGTACCAAGTTTCAAAACAAGGTACACTAATGGTAGCTCGATACGCAATGGGTCACGACTCATTACGTCCTGAGTGTGCTGTTAAATTAGTAAACGCAGCTTAATTGTGTTTGAGAGCACCCCTTCGGGGGTGTTTCTCTCTTTATTTTTTCATTGAGGTAAACATGACAACTCCTACAACAAAACTGGAAGCAGTGAACTCTATGCTGTCTACTATTGGTGAAGCACCAGTAAACAGTTTAACATCTGGCTTAGTAGATGCCGAGACTGCTGAGACAATTCTCAATGAAGTGTCAAGAAGCGTCCAAGCTCATGGCTGGAACTTTAACTCGGAACCAGATTATACCGTTGCTGCTGACACTAGCGGTAATGTTGTACTTCCTACAGAGATCATTAGAGCTGATTTAGCTAACTCAGAGACGAAGTACAGAAGCTCTAAACAAGAGTACGTACAACGTGGCAGTAAGATGTACGATAAGATTAAACATAGTTTTAACATAGGCAAAGCACTCAAGCTTGATGTGGTTGTCCTATTAGATTTTGAAGTATGTCCTGAAGTAGCTAGACGCTACATCGCTGTCAAAGCTGCCCGTATCTTCCAAGAGCGAGTAGTTGGTAGTGATTCACTATCAGCAATGAACAGGAATGATGAACAAGAAGCCTTATTCGCCCTCCAAGAGATGGAAGGGGATAATGGTGACTATAATATATTTGATGACTATGGCACTGCAAGTGTACTTAGTCGTTCCATTGGAACAAAGGTGATTTAACATGACGTTAGTTTCTAAGAACATCCCTAACCTCATAAACGGGGTTTCTCAACAACCACCAGCTTTGCGTTTAGCAAGTCAAGGTGAAGCACAGGAAAACGGTTTCTCTGATATTGTTGATGGATTAAAGAAACGCCCACCTACACAGTTAAAAAATAAGTTAAAGAAAACAGCTCCAAATGGTAATATTTTCCTTAGTGCTACCGAGATTAACAGAGCCCACTTCCATACCTATAAGAGAAGCACAGTTGAGCAGTACACAGTCGTGACTGATCCTGTAATTCCTAAAATGTATGTGTACGATATTGATGGCAATCTTCGATATGAGTCTGGTGTCGCTAGTTGGGATGCGTCAGGTACGCAGATAGCAGAGAATGATGATAACCTAGCGTTAGTTGCTTACTTAGGTACTGACGTTATCGACAATACACAAGTAGCTGCAACCTCTGTTGCGGATTACACATTCTTTGTTAATAAAGATAAAGTAGTTGAAAAGGATACATCTACTCCTTCTAATGTAAGACCACATGAAGGAATGTTTTACTTAAAGCAGATGAATTTTGGTAAAGACTATAGGTGTCAAATACTAAATAGCTCAGGGACAACCGTAGTTGATGGCTACTTAGGTACAAGGGACGGTATAAGCGGTGACACTAATGAGCACGTTAATGGTTTAAGAACAGGTAATTATTTTAAGTATCTTTTGGGGTCTAGTGGCCAGCCACCAAATACAGGTAATCAAGAATACTACAGATATTTAGCTGATAACGCATCTCAGCAATGGACAACTTCCGAACTTAACGCTGCTAATATAACCACAGACAGAAATATTGATGATCCTTTTATTGTTGTTAAGTCTACACAAGGTAATCAATCTGATTTTGACATTGAAAGTTCTGATGATAATGGTGGTGCTGATTTATTTTCATTTAAAGACAAGTGTAAAAACTTTATATCCCTCCCTCAATTCTGTGTAGATGGTTTTACAATCCAAGTTAATGGGGATAACCAGAAGAAAGAGGATGACTTTTACGTTGAGTTTGCAGGCTCTAACACAGCAGGTACATGGAAAGAATGTGCAGCACCTTCACGCCCTAACACTCCTGTCTACCACACGTTTGACACAGCAACAATGCCTCACACGTTATCACAGAATGCTGACCTAAGTTTTACTTTCGGTACAAGCACATGGGATGACAGAAAGTGTGGTGATGATGATACTAACCCATTCCCAAGTTTTGTAGGTAACAAGATTAACGGTGTATTCTTTCACCGTAACCGCTTAGGTTTCCTATCAGATGAGAATGTTATCTTTAGTGAAGCTAGTAGTTACTTTAACTTCTTCCGAGTAACGGTGAGAAGCTTACTTGACTCAGCTCCTATTGATGTTGCAGTCAGTCAGAATGAGGTATCTCTTCTGAAAGCTGCTGTACCTGCGCAAGATAACTTAATACTCTTCTCTGACTTAACACAGTTCACATTATCTGCTGATCAACTCTTAACACCCTCAGAGATTGTTATAGATCAATCAACGAAGTATGAGTGTGATTTAACATCTACACCAGTAGGTGCAGGTACAAGTGTCTTCTTTACAACTAAGAGTGGTGACTACTCTGGTGTAAGAGAATTCTTTACTAAGGACGACTCTGAAAACAAAGATGCTCCGTCTATTACGTCACACGTTCCTGAGTATCTTAATGGCACTGTAAGGCAAATGGTAGCATCTTCTAATGAAGACATGCTCGTTTGTTTGACTGAGGCTGATAAGAAAGAATGTTACGTGTACAAATGGTACACCTCTGCTCAAGAACGTATACAAAGCTCTTGGTCTAAATGGGTATTTTCTAAGGAAATTAGTCATGTATTCTTTAACAATGCGACCTTAACTATTATTTTTAATGATGGTGCTTATGAAGAGATGTCTTTATCAAGCACGCAGGAATCAACCGCTTATCAAGAAATAACTCAAACAGATGTTAGCGGTGTTTCTGGATCTACACAAACTGGTGCATTTGGTTATAGTACTCTTACAAAAGGGTATTCTTTAAATATAAACCTAGGTACATCACCCAGTAGTCTCTTAACACAAGCTTTCGCAAGACAGACGCTTTATAATGGTGGTACAACAGGAGTAACTAACCCCTACATAGTTAAGCTGACCGTTTTAAAGGCATTATTTTCAGGCTCATCTGCCTATGAAGACAGTGCTTTACCCCCAACTATTAAAATAACTAATAATGATACTGGTCATGCTTTTAATAAAGGGGTGGCTGTACAAGGATCAGGAAATTCTAATTACTTAGTATCTTCTAATTACTTTGTAGCTTCTCAGGATGAAGCAAACAATTATGTTGATTTTGAGGTTAGTATAGACGTAGATACTTTTAACGCTATGTTTAATGGGAGCTTTACAGTTGCCTTTGTTTATGCATCTACAACTGTAAATGTAGACAGGGGCGCTGCCCCAGTTCTATTAGATCATCGTAAAACTTTAACAGGTTTAGTTAATCAAGCTTCCTTGGTAAGTGTATACACACCGACAGCTAACACACGCTACATCAATCATAAAGGAAACTTAATAGCTTCTGGTTCTCCCGCTGATGGCGATGCTTTGTATACTTACTTAGCAGGTACACATGTAGCCAACGGTCAAACGGTAGATAATTATGTTGTTGTCGGAGAAACTTACACTTTTAAATACAAACTCTCCGAGCAAGTGTTTAAAGCAGGTGACAAAGACCCTACACGTATGGCTCGTTACCAATTAAGAAGTGTACTTTTAAACTACACCGACACAGGTAGCTTTGATGTGACAGTTTCCTCAACAGGTAGGGACGATAAAGTAACTAACTTTACTGGTCGTATCTTAGGGCAATTTAATAACATCTTAGGTTACTCTCCCGTGGTTGAAGACGGCGCACTCAAAGTTGGTATACAGTCTCAAGCACAAGCAACAGATATAACTATAACTAACGATAGTCATCTACCTAGCACGTTCCAAAATGCTGAAGTAGAAGCTTTCGTCACTTTAAGAAACAAAAGGATATAAACATGGGACACCACTACAGACCCGCAAGGTTCGAGGACTGCCGAGCTATGGCTCCTTATATGCGTTCACAGGACGCTAAGGAAGTTATGGCTAGTCATGGCTTTGAACCCTACGATGCTCTCAAAGAGTCTTACAGAGTCTCTCAGGAGCATAACAGCATCATCCATGCAGATGGAAGTGTTGTAGGTATGTTTGGTGTGTCTGATTATGGTTCTTATGCTGTCCCTTGGATGCTCGGTACAGATAAAGTAATTGAAACAAGACGAGAATTTATACCTCAAGCAAGAGAGTGGGTGGAGCGCATTAGCGACCAACACCCATTACTCTTTAATTACGTACATGTAGATAATACAGTATCGAGGAGATGGCTCAAGTCATTAGGATTTGAATTTATAAAATTAGAAGAAGAATATGGAGTAGGGAAAGAACCCTTCATCCAGTTCGTGAGGATTAAAAAATGTGTCCACCTTTAATAGCAGCTCTACCCACAATAGGTTCAGCCATCATGGCTGGAGCATCGACAGCAGGTACAGCAGTAGCAGGTACAGCAGCAGCAGGTTCATCTATAGCGGGTTCAGCTATAACTGGAGCAGCAGCAAAAGCAGCAGCAGCAATTGCAGCTAACCCAATGTTAGCAGCCTCTACGCTTTCATCAATAGGCAGTACGGTCATGGGAGCACAAGCTCAGAATGACATGGCAGAAGCTAACGCTAGAAATGCTAACCAAGCTAAGATGATCAATGATCAACAGATTAATTTACAAGAGTCCCAACTCCAAGAGAAGGCGGCTCAAGAGAAGATAGACAATGCAAGCGCATCTCGCCAAGCTTTAGCAAGAGCAGATATGGCTGCAATCAACTCAGGCGGTATTCTTAATAACGATGCAATCGGCCAGAGTATTATGAGACAAGGTTTAGTGGCTGACACTGGCATCTCACAGAACCTAGATAGACAGACAGCTCAGTTAGGTACGGATCGCTTATCAAACAAGAACAGAGCACAATCCCGTATCAACTCAGTATCAACAGCAAGTAACACTGCAACTGGACTTCAGATAGCAGGTGATGTTGCTAGAAACTACGCATAGGATAATTAAATGGCAACTTCAATAGAACAATCAGTAAACTGGCGTAATGTTACGAAGAAACCAGATTACCAAGTTGCAGCTAGACAGGTAGATACTTTTGTACAGCCTCAGCAGAATACAAGAGGCGCACAAGTAGCAAAAGCTTTAGGGCAGGTAGCTGGTGATTTAGGTCAAGCAGCCACACGTAAAGCCAATGAAGCTAAGGCAGCACAGGCACAAGCAGATGAGCAAGTGTCCTTATTAGAAGCTATGAATGCCTCTAATGAAGGAGAGCGTTGGAAGCCTATAATAAAAGAATTTACAGAGACATACGACCATGGTCTAAAAGATGGTCAGCGTCCTTCTACAGAAGAAGTATGGACTGCTTTTAATACAGCTTATCCTGACTATCAAGAATCTATGAACAACCTTCAGACACTTAAAGGTAAGACAGCCTTTGGCGATGTTACTGGCGATGTGTTTAATAAAACTTTTAGTGAAGCTAGTATCGCTAGAGAGCGTGTTGATGAAGAGAACGCCCTCAACAATAACATTCTAACCAAACTCCAAGGGGTCACACTTAGCTCACAGTCAGTAGAGTTTACTGAGTTTATGTCGCAGATTGATAAAGACATTATGAGCTTTGATCGCACACCTCAAGAAGCCTACACGACTCTTGGTAATGTTGCATCAATCGCAGCAAGAGAGAACGGTGACTTTAGAGTCTATGACTATCTACTAGGTGATGCCCGTGGTGGTAAAGCTATAGGTGGTGTTAAAGAACGTGAAGGATGGTTGAAAGAAAAGAATATAATTAAAGCACAACAAGCGCAGTTAAAGAACCAACGTAACACAGAGATAGCTGACAAGCTTAAAGCTGATAAAGTTGCATTAGCACAAGAAGGTGCATCTCTCTTTAACAGTGGTGTTCCTGTAACAAGTGAACAGCAAGCTCAGTTAGTTCAAAAGTACATTGATCAAGGTGTTCCTAACGCTGCCTCTCTAGTTAAAACAATGGGCACTAACTTCAAAGCTATGCAAGCGGTAACTCTAACGGCTGAACAAGAAAGCACCATCTGGGAAGGTTTCATTGCAGCAGGTACGCCTGATCTACAAAGAAACTTTATCCAAGCTCAAGTAAACAAAGGCACAATCAGCCAAGGCTTAATGAGTCAATTATATAGTCGTCTAGGCAATGCCAATGACAAGTCACTCTTGACAGGTTCTTGGTACACTGCTCAGAGTTCAGCTATTACTCGTTTAACTCAGTCGACTGGTATTATGGGTGCGTTAGTAGAAGATGATAAATATTCATACCTCAAACCTCTCTTCCAACAACGCTACTTACAGATGGCTACAACGCCTGAGTGGGAAAAGCTTACACTAGATGAGAAGTACGATGCTATGGCTGGTTTGATTCAGTCTATGGAAACACTTAAAGCATCTAATGATGAAGATCCTAACAACGACATGCAACAGCTAAAGAAAATACAGATGCCTGACGGTGTGCCATTAGGTGAAGACTTATTAAATCAATACAATGAATTTATCCAAGGTAAGACTCCAGAGCAAATTAAAGCAATACAGAAACAACTTACCGATAAGGGGTACGCAATCCCTAAATAATAGGAATACAAAATGGCAAATTTTATTGACTCGCTACCTGATTTAAATGAGGGGTCGTTCATAGATCAACTTCCTGATTTAAACGCTACAGCACAGCCAGAGGAAGTAGACCCTGTAGACTTCATCCCTGAACCTACGGTAGCTGAGGATTTCGTAGCTCCTGTACCAGAGGAAGAAGGTAAAGGTGTCTTAGGCACAGCAGCAGAAGTTCCTGTCAATATGTTAGGAGCTATAGGTTCCTTTGCTAAAGAAACTGTAGGCACAGTTATAGATTGGCCTGTAGAGCTTATGAACAAAGCTATTACTCCTTATACTGGTGACATCACCACGTTTAACAAAGCTGATGCTACACCTGAGCAACTACAGTTATACAACGATGCCGAAGGTACTCGTCTTTTCTCTATAGGCTCTACAGACTTTACTTATGTAAACCCTGAGCAACTACAAGCAATTAAAGAAGCTAACTTCTATTCTGTCTTTAAAGCAGAGCAGGTAGTCGAAGACCTTGTGTTTGATCTCGGTGATGCCAGAGACATGGGTATGCAAGAGACTTTCGTAGGTGGCGCTACAGGCGGTCTTACACAGTTCATTGCAGGCTGGATGGCTCTAGCTCCTGTTAAAGTATTAACCATAGCTAAAGGTGCGACGGTAGCTAATCAAGTTGGTACAGCAGCACTCAAGGGTGCTGTAGTTGACTTCACAGTCTTTGATGCACACGAAGCTCGTCTATCTGACTTTCTTAAAAGCGCAGGTCTTGAGGCTGATTGGATTAACTATCTAGCGTCTGAAGGCAATGAAGACGACAGCATCTTTGAAGGTAAAATGAAGAATGCTATCGAAGGTGGTGTTCTTGGTACAGGTTTAGACATTACATTTAGAACAGTGGCTTATGGCTACAAAGCGATACGTGCTGCCAAAAGAGCACAAGACCCTAGTCTTACACAAACACAGCGAGACGAAGCAGCAGCGGAAGCTGTTGAACTACAGTCTAAAGCAGAAGAAAGTTTTAAAGACCCTTCTGAAGTGGAGCTAACTTCACCTGAAGGCGCTCCCGTTAAAGTAGAGACTCCTGAGACTACTGCTGTTAAGTTTGAAACTAAAGTATCTAAAGCTGATCCTACCAAACCTCGTGTTGATGTAGAAGGTAATCCAGTTGAGAACCGTTCACCACAGAACATGACGGATGAGCAGCTTGATCTTGCTACGAAAGCAGACAGAGAAAAGCTAGGCAGCTTACGCTCACCTGATGATGTAGGTGATCCTAAAGTTATCCCAATCAAAGATACAGTTGAGCAAGGTAACAAGCTCATTGCTAAGTTACTACGTGACTCGAATGCGGATGACATCCAAGGGTTCGTTAAGTCCCTTAGAGAAATGACAATCCGACCTGATGGCTTTGAGCCAGCACAGTGGGTTAAAGCTCTAGGTTCTCTTAACAAGTCTATTGATGAAGCCTTAGCTATCATTGATGACTCTGTTGAATTTAAAGCAGGTGATGAGACAGCAATCCTAAGAAAACAAAAACTTGTAGAAGCTAAGTTAGACCTCCACGCACAGCGCAAAGCGTCAAGCAGTGGTTTAGGTCGTGGTCTTGTTGCAATCAAGCAAGCCTTTGATGATGCTTTTACTCCTGACCTATCTACCTTGTTTGGTAAAGACCTTGAGAAAGCTCAGGCTAAGATAGTCGAGAAAGATATTAAGAAACAGAAAGAAAAGAATAAGAAAAAGACAGAGAAAGAAAAGACAGACATAGACAAAGCAGCAGAAGAGAGTGACTTAACTCCTTCAGCAGTAGATGAGTTAGATCCATTCTATAAGCGTATGCTTGATGGACTTGCCAGAACTAAAGAAGTAGCGAGCAGAAGTATTGATAAGCTTGTTGAGTTTGGTTCAGCTAACTTGTTGATGGGTTGGAAGACACAACTTATTAACCCTACGATCAATGCTGTGATGATGAAGTTAAACAACTTTGAAACAGGGGGCGGTAGTTTAATTGCTCTTCTTCGTGGAGATAAATCTGCGGCAGCTAGACAAGCAAGAAGAGCTAAGTACCAATCATTTAGTGTTGTTAATCACAGCCGTGTAGCTTCAAGAGCTATGTGGGAAACCTTGATGACTGGTTACAACAAACTTGACCCTGACTTCAAAGTTAAAGAAGAAGTCGATGGTGCAACTGACCAAGTAGCTATTGGTAAAGGTGATATTGATTTTAGAAAATGGAAAGAGTCTCTTAATGAAGGAATGACCTTTGAGGACATCCTTGGTAACTACATTAGACTATCCTACAGAGGTCTAGCGGCTGGTGATGAGTTCTTTAAACAACTCAACTTCAGAGGCATATATGGTGGCTTAGTCCAAGAAGATTTAATCGCATCTGGTAAGAACTTAGACTTAGATGATGCAACCTTTATGAAGCTTGTGGACTCTAAGATTGATGAAGGTGTAGAGATACTAGAGAAAGCTCGCAAAGGTGAAGAAGCCTTAGATGAAGCTGAAGAGAAACTACTAGGTCAATTACTCTACAGTCTACAACAAACACGAGAAGCTACGTTCACTGATAAACTAGGTGGTATAGGTTCTTGGATTCAAAAAGGGATGAATGAGTTTCCTATCTTACGCTTAGGTATGGATGCTTGGTATATCCGAACACCTACGAACGTATTTAAGTATGTAGGTAGACGAACACCTATCCTAAACTTAGCCTCAAGACGTTCTCGTAGAATGCTCTTTGGTGGTAATGCTGATGATAGAGATAGAGCGTTGTTTGAGCTTGCCTTTATGACAACAGCTATGCTTACTCTCCGTCAGATCGTAGATGAAGAAGTTGATGTACCTGATGGTAAAGGCGGCACTGTGAAGATGCACCGCTATCAAGGCACAATGGATCATCTCTCATATAACAACGTGAAGAACTTAAAGCTTACTGGCTTACAACCTCACTCAGTTTACTTTGAAGACTCTCAAACATTCCATAACACAATGCGGTTTGCTCCCATGGACAACCTGTTGATGACAATGGTTAATATAAGAGACTTAGAGAACGCTGGTATGTATGATGAAGGCGGTGAGTTAGCAGCAGCAGCTCTTGTATCTTATATCAACATGATGAAAGACACTACGTTCACTTCTGGTATGGCTAACTTTGTAGACTTTATGAACAATCCTGAAAGGAAGTTTGAGAACTACATGGAAGCTAAAGGCAGAACCTTTACACCAGCAGTCCTTAAAATGATGGGTACTGATGAAGGCCAACGTGAAGTAGATGGATTATGGGAAGCAATGAAGTCGTCTATCCCTTTCATGTCTAAAACAATGGAGCCTAAGTTTGACAGATTAGGTCAGCCTATAATTAAACCTGATCAATCAGGGATAGTTAATGGTTTATCAAAAGCTACTTTCTTATCTAACGATCCAGTACGTATGGAGTTCTTAGATATGAATGCTGACATTGCTGACATCCCTAGTAAGGATGGCATACTTGATTGGCAAAGCGATGACTTTGTAGTTGATGGTAAGTCTGCATGGTGGCGTTTTAATGAAGTCTACGCAACTATTGAGATTGGTGGTATGACTCTTGAGGAACAGTTAGAAGCTTTAATACTATCTGACGAGTACCAAGAGATAGCTACCCCAAGCATAATGACTCCTGATCTACGATTAAGAGGTAGTAAAGAAGCTTTAATCTTACAGGTACTAAATGCTTATGAAGATGCAGCTAAACTTACTGTAGCTCAAGAACGTGAAGACTTAGGAATGCTAGAGATGTGGACAGCAGCTCAACAAGCTAGAGCTTTATCACAATCACAACAAACAATGGATCAAGTAATAACTAAACCAGAGACTCTTCTGGATACCTTCTTGAATCGAAATAAATAGGAAAAACAAATGGCACTTTCATATAATGAATATATAGGCGATGGTAGTTTAACAACTTTTACTACACCACCATACCTCGAACAGTCTCACATAAAGGTTATCGTGGGTGGTGAATTTACCACCTCTTATACATTAAGTGGCACTACCCTTACGTTTAACACGGCTCCTGAGAATGGCCTTGCAATTCGTATAGTGAGAAGCTCAAGTTCAGATCAAAGACTTACGGATTACGCTGATGCTTCTTTACTAACTGCTGATGCTTTAGACTTAGATTCTAATCAGTTATTCTATCTAACGCAAGAAGCTTTAGATACGGCTTCTGAAACTAACCTACAAGGTGTGAGTTTTTATACATCGTCAACTACGGTTCCTGAAAATCCAACAACAGGTAATCTTTGGTTTGATATAAATACAAAGAGTCTTAAAATTTATAATGGGACAGCGTGGACGTTAGCCGTCCCTAGTAACAGTTCTCATAAATTTGAAACCTTTAACAATGATGAGGCTGATTACAGTTGGGTATCCTTAGTTTCCATTGATAATAGTGCTTTAGTTTTTCTAAACGGCGTTAAACAAGTACGCTCTGAAACTAAAATAGGTTTATTAGCCACACCTACCACTGGGGACTACTTTGTCGACTTGACTAACAACAGAGTTTACTTTGCCACTTTAAGTGCTGGCTCTGTAGTTGAGGTTGTTGTAAACCTTGTTAACAACACTGGTAACTCCTTTGGTGACGGTAGTGGCGGTAGTATCAACACACTTTCTTTACAAAAACAAAATGACGGCTCCTATATAATTACTGATTCAACAAACAATGTTTCTATTGTAGTAGCTGATGGTAATGATGGGGGTTCTGTTCCTATACCAACAATAACAACTAATGGTAATGGTACATACACTATTGATAATGGCTCTGGACAATCAGCTACATTTTCAGATGGTGCCGATGGTTATACCCCAAGGTTAGGTGTTGATTACTTTAACGGTAATGATGGTAGTTATAAAAGCTTTATCTTCTATACATCCGCTTCACGCCCTATAACTCCTACAGGCGGTACGTTCGATGGTAGTACCGAAACCTTCCCATCTGGTGAGGCAACTACTTTTTGGTACGACACCCCTACGGCATCGGAGTTAGATATAGAGTGGGTATCTACAACTAGATATTCGCAAGTTGATGGTGTGTGGTCGAACAATGGTTGGTCTATACCTAAATTATTCTTCCGTCAAGGTGCTGACGGTGCTGATGGTACTTCTATAAATGTTAAAGGTGCTTTTGCAACTACAGCAGGGCTAAGCGGCCTTAATGCAGAGTTGGGTGATGCTTATGTTATAGGCACTAACTTATATGTGTGTACAACTGCATCAACCAATACCGTTTTAGGCGACTTCACTGATGTTGGTCAATTCGTAGGTCAGGACGGAAGTAATGCTTATGTTCACTATGCTTATGCTAATAACGCTAATGGTACATTAGATTTTAGTGTAGATTTTGCGGATGGTAGAGATTACCTTGGTATTTATGCTGACAATCAAGTGACAGATTCATCAAATCCTAGTGACTATACTTGGCAATTAGTTAAAGGTGCTGATGGTGTTACTATAGATTGGAAGGGTACGTATGCTAGTCAAACAGCTTTTGAAGCAGCACATACTGCTGTCAATGGTATGGCTTACTATAATTCTGACCCTGCAATTAGAAAGAGTTTCTTATATCAAGACGGTGTTTGGTATCAGATGACTGCGGATGGTACTAGCGGCACTGATGGTGTTGATGGTATGGTTTGGAAAGGTGAATCAGCTTTACCACCAGTAATTCCTTATGTAGATGGCAGCACTACAGTGTTAGACCACGCAGCCGCCGCTAATTGGGCTTACAGAGATACAAGTGAAGGTAATGGTAAAATTTATATCTATGATGCTAATGCTGCTGGAACTAGCGGTGCTTGGGAAATCATGGTTGAAAGCGGTGTAGATGGTGCTCACGGTGAAGATGGCGCTGACGGTGCTGACGGTATAAATGTTTATATAGCATACAACTCTAACGCTATTACTACAACACCAGCGAAACCTAATAATGCGTGGCCTTCAAATGGCGCAGCTAAAAACAATGGTTGGTCTTTAAGTGCCTCCGCTGGTAGTAACTGGATGGTGCAGAGGTTTGGGCGTACTAACGCAGAAGGTTCTTGGGGAAACCCAATTAGGATCACTGGTGCTAACGGCTCTGATGGAACCCACGGTACTAATGGTGCTGGGCAGTTCTCTGGTAATATGGTAAACAATAGCTTTACTGATACTCAAGCAAGAGTTGTTGTTCAAGCACAAGCACAAAGGCTTGTAGTTTTAGGTGATGTAGTTTCATTGTCGCAAACCAATGACAGAACAAACGTAGTTACTAAAATATGCGATTCGATTAACGAAGAGGGTCTAGGAGTATTCGGTAAAACTGTTGTTTTACACGTAGACGGCTCATTGCTAGTTGACGACACTATAGTTGGCTCTAAGATACTGGCAGGATCTATAGATAGTTCACATATTACCGCAAACACTTTAGAAGCTTCTGTAATTAAAGTGGATACTTTAGACGTTGGTGGTAAAGCTATTTCTGGTTCTATCGGAATGATTACTGGTACTGCTGGTAACGATGTTTCAATGGCCTACTTAAACGAGATTAACGAAGCTAATTTTCTTTCAGCACAGCCTCAACACATAGCAGGAGCTAACCACTCAGATGCTCAGGTCAAACAAGGTGATGTAATGGGGGGTAGTCCTTTATATAGCTTCCATTTTAAAACAGCTAATTTTGCAGGAACACGTAGTTTCATTATAAGTGCTAATCTACAACCTGTAGGTTTGTTTAGCCAAAACGGTGGTTCAAGTTCAGGCTTCACTATGGCTGTTAGGCAAACCAGTAACGCAACTGATTATACTTCTACGTCTGCCTCAGAATATGTTACCACAAGAGGTCATAGTCGTGCTGGAGTTCCTGCTGGAGATTTTTATTCTCTTAGTGATGTTGTATCCCTTAAAGGTAATAAAGATTATTACGTTTGGGTCTTTGGTGTCATGGATGATGTTAATCTTATCAGCAATAGCTCACATCTTTCTGGGCGTGGGATTAATAACGGACAAATAACAGTATTAGGATTGAACGCATGAATCATCAAGAAATATGGAATGAAATATATACGAAACGTGATCTACTTTTACAAGGGAGTGATTGGACTCAGTTTCCAGATAGCCCTCTTACGCTAGAAAAAAGAGCGGAGTGGGCGGTTTACCGTCAAGCTCTGCGGGATATACCTTCAAAATGGCCAAAGGGGGTGGATAAACAAAATGTAAACCCCCTTGAAACTAGAAGCATATTCCCAACACGACCTTCTAAATCTTAAACAAAGGAAACAAAAAATGCCACAATTAGCAAACGACAACACTCCATATAACCCAAAGATGGGTGATGGGTCACGAGGATTAGTGCAGTTTGTAAAGGGCAGTTCTGATGGTTATCTTTATGGTAGCTTAAACGGCACTGACTACGTACTGATACACAGTTTTACGGTAAGTGAAATGAAAGAACTAGCTCTACCACCTTTTGTTCTTATTGGGGGCAGTGCTTCCGACAATACAATTGACTTAGGCGCTACTTCAAAGGCTTATATTAGCGAAACGAGGTAGGTATGGCTATGATAAAAAATGTAGTCCAACCTTTTGTTCTTGATCCTATACAACCTGTAACACCCTCTGGTTCAGGGGGTGACTTTTTTGGTGGGGGTTTTAACCAACAAGCAAGTTCTAACACCAGCTCTCTTATAGACTCTATAACAATCACAAGCGGCACATCTAATGTCTACGGTAACATTTACTCAGGATATGGTTCTATCATGGGCGGTTATCACGGCTCAAAGAGTCCATCTACTATTGATCTAGCTGATGGTGTTACCCATACCCTTGAAGCTTTACGTCAGCATAACAACAAAGTTGAATTTACATTGGGGGCTAACTCAACACAGTATCTAGCTACTGTTACTCCAGCAGGTGGTGTTACTAACTCAGACGCAGACGCATTTAAGACGCTCAAGTTTTACAACACGAGTAGCGAGGTTTTAGTGCTTACTCTTGAACGAGCAGACATACCTTATGCAGCTTTCAATAGATATGGGTTCGTCAACGGCTCTAGCACAAACCTTAAATATCCTCGATGGAAACAAACAACGGCTGAAGTAGGTAATTACTTCGCTAACCAAACAATACGAGTAGAACTCTGGAGTTAATATGACACACTTAGTAAGAAAATTAAACAGTGTCTCTTCAGATGATATTACTCGTTTGTTTGAGGACTGTAAAACTAAAATACTAGAAGGTACTTTACCATTTAATGGCACACCTACGGAAGCGGATGCAGCGGTATACTTTAACATAGGTATTCCTAACGTCCTAGCGTTACCCCAAGGTGAAGTCTTCGGTTACTTTAAAGATGATCACCTGTGCTTTATACGTTATGCTTTAGTCACTGATGGTGTCTTAGAGCAGTCTTACTACCTCGCTGGAAACGATGCAGAAGGTAGTCGGGCTTACTTATATTCACAAGAGTTTGCTGATGCGCTTAAAGCGTACTACCAAGCTAACTTTACATCAGTAGACTCGTGGGCAATCGCTGGGCAATCAACAGCTACCTATGAAGAGAACGTACTGAAACCTAATCTATATGAGACAACAGGAGTTAGTTACGTCAAAGAAGACTTAACTGATCCAGTGTCTGATATAACTTACGAAAAACGCACGATTACTTTTTAGAGGTAACTCATTATGACTAAGGCAAGAACCTTAGCAGACTTTAACACAACAAGCATAGACCCAGCTCTTCTTGACGACACTGGCACTATTCCTTCAGCACTCCTTGCGGGTGTTGGCGGTGGTGAGAATACACCAGCGTTTCATACTTACTTAAGCACCAGTTTAGATAACAGCCACAACTCGTGGTTTAAAGCGCCTTTTAATTCGGAAAAATTCGACACCGGCTCTGCTTACGATAACGTAACAAACTACAAGTTTACTGTGCCTGCTGATAAAGCTGGTAAATATAATCTTTACGCTACCTGTAAAATGATGAACAACGTAGGTACTTATTGTGTCCAAATGTGGGTTGCTATTAGAGTAAATGGTGTAGACAGAGCAGTGTTTGGTTTTGATTCAAACCAAGCGTCACACACAAGGCGAGAAGCTGTAGGCGGTTCAACAGTTCAATCCCTATCAGTAGGAGATTATGTTGAAGTCTACGTTTTTGGAGAAACAGGTGACTCACAAAACCTGAGATTAGTAGGTGGTGAAGAAGGCACTTACTTTGGTGGATTTAAACTAGCAGAATAACAGGATAAAACATGGACGATTTAAGACAACACGTTGACCGCCTAGAGTGGCGAGTCGATGCACATGACGAACAATTAAGGAATCTTACAGCGCAAGCTGAAGACCTTAGAGTTATGCTCGACAACATAAGCCGAACACTAATGCAAATTAAGTGGTTAGTAGTCGGTGGTGCAGTTGTTTACTTTGCACAGGAGATGGGACTCTCTGAATTCCTTAAAGTTATTGGAGGAGTATAATGGGCGTAACAGATTTAATTGCAGGTATATTCAAACCTGCTGCTGACCTAGTGGATGCACTACACACAAGTGAAGATGAACGGTTGAAAGCCAAAGGGCATCTTTTAGATGTCCAAGCGGCTGCTATGCAGCGTGTCTTTGATTATGAAACAGAGATGATCAAAGGCCAGCAAGCTATAGTGTCCTCAGAGGCACAGAGCGAGCATTTCCTCGTTGCTGCTTGGCGACCTATAACAATGCTTACCTTTTTAACACTTGCCGTAGGGGACTCCCTAGGACTTCTAGCGACACCTCTAAGAGACGAAGCGTGGATGCTATTGCAGCTAGGATTAGGCGGCTATGTCGTAGGACGTAGTGGTGAGAAGATAGCAAAAGTAATGAAAGGTTAATTATATGACAGACTTATTAAAAGAGTTGCATGATGGTGTAACTAAAGAACTCTTAACAAGAGTAAAGTCGGGGGAAGCAACTCCCTCAGAACTCTCAGTAGCCGTTAAGTTCCTAAAGGACAACGGTGCAAGTAATGACATTATTACTGCTGAATCACCCATGGCAAGCTTACTGACTGCTTTGCCTTTTGAAGAGGCGGCACACTAATGTCTTTATATGCAAACATAAACAAAAGAAAGAAGGCTGGCACTAGCAGGTCTAAGAAAAACTCCACTATTAGTCCTAAAGCTTACAAGCAGATGACTATAGGTTACAAAAAGAAGGCTAAGAAGTAATGGGTAAGTTTGATAACTTGAAGATTAACCAACCTAAACGTACTCCTAGCCATCCTACTAAGTCTCACGTTGTTAAAACCAAAGTTGACGGTAAAGAAAAGATCATCCGCTTTGGTCAGCAAGGTAAGTCTGGTGATAAAACAAACACTGCTAGAGCTAAGTCATTTAAAGCCAGACATGGTAAGAACATAGCTAAGGGTAAATCCTCAGCAGCTTACTGGGCTAATAAGGTGAAATGGTAATGGCTAGAGACTACAAAGCTGAGTACGAGAACTACCATAAGAAGCCTGAACAGCGCAGACGAAACGATAAGCGCAAACAAGCTAGACGTAACATGGAAAAGAAGCATGGCAAACTAGCAATCAAAGGCAAAGATATAGATCACAAAGATCGTAACCCACATAACAATGCTTATAGCAATCTTCGCATCTCAAGTGTGAAGAAAAACAGGAGTCGTAATGGATAACGTACCAGAGCAGCTAAAGGACTTCCGAAACTTTATGTTTATAGTTTGGAAGCACCTAAACTTGCCTGATCCTACGCCCGTACAATACGATATGGCTGAGTTCATCCAGAACTGCCCACGAAGAGCGATCATCGAGGCATTTCGAGGTGTAGGTAAGTCATATATTACTGCCGCTTTTGTCGTGCACCAATTACTTCTTGATCCCCAAAAGAAGTTCATGGTTGTGTCGGCCTCTAAACAGAGAGCTGACGATTTCTCGACATTCACTCAACGACTAATCTTAGAACTCCCAATATGCCAACATCTCATAGCTACAAGTGAGCAAAGGTGGAGTAAGATAGCGTTTGACGTAAGACCTGCGCTGGCTAGTGGTAGCCCTTCGGTTAAGTCCGTGGGTATCACTGGTCAGCTTACAGGCAGTCGGGCAGATATTATCATAGCAGATGACATCGAAGTACCTAATAACTCTATGACTCAGATGATGAGAGAGAAGTTAGGCGAAGCTGTTAAGGAATTTGACGCTGTACTAAAACCAGAAGGGAAGATCCTCTATCTTGGTACACCACAGTGTGAAATGAGTCTTTATAACACTCTAACTGAGCGTGGATACCACCTAAGAGTGTGGCCAGCTCGTTATCCTACCGTAGAATACGCTGAGAAGGCGTATGGGTCACGTTTAGCACCTACCCTATGGGATGCTATGCACGAGGCAAAGGAACCCTTAGACGGACAGCCAGTAGATCCTAAGCGATTTGACGATGATGACCTACTAGAACGTGAGTTATCTTACGGCAGATCGGGATTTGCACTCCAGTTTATGCTGGATACGTCCATGAGTGACACTGATAGATACCCTCTAAAGCTGTCAGATTTGATGATAATGTCTGTCGATAAAGATCAAGCCCCCGAGAAGCTCGTGTATGGCGTTTTCAAGGAGATTAAAGACCTCCCTAACGTTGGCCTTAGTGGTGATAAGTTCTACGCTCCTGAAGCCTCTGTAGGCGACTACGTGGACTACGATGGCTCTGTACTGGTTATTGACCCCTCTGGTCGTGGTCAGGATGAAACAGCCTATGCTGTCGTTAAGATGCTCAATGGGTACTTATACGTAGCAGACTGTGCAGGTATATCAGGTGGCTATAGTGAGAAGACTCTATCAGGTCTAGCTCATATAGCTAAGAAGCATAAGGTCAACATGGTTCTCATTGAGAGTAACTTTGGTGATGGTATGTTTACTGAGCTACTGAAGCCCATCCTAAAGAAGATATATCCAGTAAGTACAGAAGAGGTGAGACACAGCAAGCAGAAAGAGTTGCGTATCATAGATACACTTGAGCCAGTTATGAACCAGCACAAGTTAATCATAGATCCAAAGGTCATCCAGCATGACTTTGATAGTGTCCAACACCATCCACCTGAGAAAGCCCAACGCTACATGCTTACCTACCAGCTAACTCGTGTCACTAAGACTCGTGGTGCTCTTGCCCATGACGATAGACTCGATGCTCTAGCTATGGGTGTTGCATATTGGGTAGAACAGATGGCTGCGGATGTTGATGAAGAAATGAACGAACGTAAACATCACATGTTAATGGATCAGCTAGAAAGCTTCCACAACATGCACAATGTACAAACACCTAAAAGGGAGAACACATGGATATGAGAGATGTACCAATGGTCAGACTAACTTGGCAGGATGCTCAGGATAGCGATGGTTGCTGGACTGCAATAGAAGATATTGTAGAACACAAGCCAGCTATATGTCAAGAGGTAGGATGGCTAGTACACAGTGATGTCGATAAGGTCATCGTAATGAGGTCTAGGATAGTGGATGAAGAGCTAGATACAGGCGGTGCATTCATCGCTATACCCCAAGGTTGGGTCTTAAAAGTAGAAGAATTAACCCCCAGCCTAGCGGCTGTGTAAGCTATTGATAGTTGGTAGGAGTTCTAAAAGTACCGTTAAGAGTAAGACCCCCACCCCCCGTTCAGATATACTATAGTATATATAGGTATCTTAGGAGCCTGTAGGATTCCTTAAGTAGTCTTAGGAGCCTGTCAGCTTCCGCCCACCCAGTTCACAACCTACCCCCTCTAGGAGGTGATCGGTGCTTCTCTAGGGGACTTAAAGATTTCGTTCTAAC